ACAGGGAAATACGTGCCGTATCTCCGCGTCTCTACCGAGGCCCAGGGCGCCGATGGTTACGGCATTGAGGCGCAGCGCGAGGCAATCAATCGACACTTGAATGGGGGCGATTGGGAATTGCTCGAGGAATTTGTCGAGGTCGAGTCCGGCAAGAAGACCATGCGCAAGCGGCCCGTTTTGAACAAGGCCATCGAATACGCGCTCGCTCACGACGCCACGGTGATCGTGGCCAAGATCGACCGCATGACGCGGAGCGTGGGTATCTTGCACGATATCTTGAGATCCGGCGTTCGCATTATCTTTTGCGACGTGCCCGACATGGGCAACCCAAGCACCAATCGCCTAATCCTAAACGTGATGGCAACCATCGCCGAGTTTGAGGGCGCGCGGATCTCGGAGCGTACAAAGGACGGGCTCGCCGTCGCGAAGTCCAAGGGCAAGGTGCTCGGATCTCCGAACCCACAAGCGGGGGCCGCAGCCGCGAACCGCAAGCGCATGACGGCGGCCGATGAGCACGCGCTCGAGGTCGGCCCGAAGATCAAGAAGGCGCGCAAGGCGGGCGCTAATAGCTACCGCGAGATCGCCGAGGCCCTGGGCAACTTGGGCATGCAGACATCGCGCGGCGGGTTCAAGTGGCAGCCGACCAGCGTGCGGAATGTCGAGAGACGGTACGACGAATTAACGGAAGGGGAAGCAAAATGAACATGACAGAACACGTTAAGCGAATGCAAACCTCGATCGCGAAACGCCGAAAAATCTATGACGCTTGCAACGCGCGGTTTAGCGTTAATCCGTTCATTTTCTTGTGGCGTACTCGCTACAGGGCGATCTATTTGTTTAGTCAAATGGGCCTGTGGTTACAGCAGCACCCGAAAATTGACGGGTACGGCGCAACAATACGCCAATGGCGCGAATCACACATAAACGTTGGCGGCTTTGTCTCTCGCAGCATTCTCGCGCTTGGCACAACTCAGAAACATTTTACCCGTGCCGAAATCGAGGTCGCGGTCGGATCAGCGGCCAAGCCGACAGCGATCAAAACCGTCATTCGCACGGGCATCGAGTTGAAGCTGTTAAAAAAGTGTGGCGCTGATTCATATCGGTTGACGCACCTCTGCGTCGAAGAGGCGTTTGATCGGGTGATCTTCAAGATGCTGACGCCGTCCATACTTGAGTTTTGCGAATACGTCGTGATGTGGAACCAAATGCAAAAAACGGCCCAGCATGTCGGTGAGCTTGAGCAAAGCGGTAGACTAGGCGGGGGCAACTATCGGTCGTTGAGCGAGGAAATTGTCAGGGAAACCTACGACGGCGACATTTATGGCCCTGGCCGCTGAGCGTCCGACATCGGCCGCTGAGCGTCCGACATCGGCCGTTGAACGTCCGATATCGGTCGCACAAAGTCCGCGCCAAATCAAAATACTGTGATACTTTTGTGACATGAACAAGCGACCGATCCACACCTGGCCACGAGGCTTGCGCCGCGAAGATGCGGCCGACTACCTCGGCATATCCGCAACGACATTCGACGTGCTTGTTAGCGAGCGTCGGATGCCCGAGCCACGCCAGGCAAGTAGGGGCCGTGTGGTTTGGGATCGTCACGAGATCGACGGTGCGTTCGACCGCTTACCGAAACGCGGAGAGAGCACCGGCAACCCGTGGGATCGAATTCTATGACGAACATCAAGGTTAAATATCTCAATGTATTCACGGACCGGCATGGCAATCTTCGAGCCTACGCTCGGCGGAACCGCAAGGTGAAGCCCATACCCGTGAAAGCGCGACCAATCGGATCGGCCATGTTCATGGTGGAGTTCGAGGCCGCAATCAAGTTACAAGAGCGCATGCTCGCGGATCGGCTGATGGAACAACTCACAGATCCGGCCGCGCTTGAATTTGCGCGCGCAGTTTTTGCCGATCCGCGCAAGCGAGCGACGACTATAGCGTGGTTATTTAACCAGTATAAACAAAGTAGCGAGTGGTCGAACCTCGCCGAGAATACGCGCAAGTCAAAGGCTAATCGTTTCGAGGAATGGTTGATACCTTATGGCGATCTACCTTGGCGGCACCTAACAAGCGTGCACGTTGCCGCAATCCGCGACGAGAAGCGCGACACGGCGCCGACCGTTGGGTCGCGCCGAGTTAAAGATATAAGCGCGCTGTACAAATGGGCCAGCAAGATATCCGTTGGCCTGGCGGTCGGCATGAATAACCCGGCGCAAGGCGTCGAGGAATTGCCGAACACTAAGGTGAATAGCGACGGGTCAACCGGGCACCAGGCATGGACACCGGAACTCATCGATCAATTTCTCGGGCATTACCGCTTCGGCACGATGCAACACCTGGCCATGCGCCTATTTGAATTTACCGGCGCGCGCGTATCCGATGTGTATTTGATGGGGCCAGATACCGAGTATGAGCCCGGCGTGTTGCGATGGGTCGAAACAAAGAACGCGCAAAAGGTCAACAAGGCCACGGGTAAGAAGATCAAGCCAACCGTAACGACGACGGTAATGGTTCCAGCGTTACGGGCGGCAATCGATGCGGCGCGCGAACAGTCTAAAGTCGTGAGCCTCGACGCCTGGCTATTGTCACGCCACGGCAAGCCGTTTCAAAGCGCCAAGGCATTCAGCCAGTGGTTCGTTAAACATGCGCAGCTTGCCGGTATTCCAGCGGGCTATTCCCCGCACGGAATACGCAAGGCCGACGCGATCAGATGCGCCGAGGGCGGTGCCAGCGCAAAGCAATTGATGGCCTTGTTTGGTTGGTCGAAAATGGAGACGGCCGAGCAATATGTGGAGATGGCGAGCAAGCCTTTACTAGCTCGCGAAGCAGCAAAACATTTGCAAAAGTGACAAACTGTTTTTAATACGAGTGACAAACTTTAACTAAACGATTGGCGGATAAGGAGAATATAGGGGTGTTGGAGGTCCGGGCCGGACTGAATAAAACCAACAGAAACAGACAGATAGTCGAAGGTTTGTCGCTCTGTTTTCCCTATATATTCCATGTTCTACCGCCGAGTGACAAACGGAGGACGAGTAGATGAGGAACCTTTTAACATGGATAACCGAGGCCCTGGGCTTCAGTTTATTCCTCGGCATGATATGCCTGTACCTCGTGGCATTTGCACCATGAGCCCGGCCAAGAAACTGATCGGCAAGATCACCAGCGACCTTATGATGTCGTGCTCGAGGCTACCGGCACTCATGGGTGTGAATCAATACGAGACGCCGAGCGATGTGCTGCGAAGCATCACCACGGCCATCGAGCTCGGCGACGACTATGTGCGTCAGGAGACCTCGCTTAACGAAAACGTCGTTTGGGGCAACATCCACGAGGGCAACATCCTGACCGAGGGATGTGGCCGTCTCGGGATCCGCAATCCGGAGATCGAGATCACCGAGCCGGTAATCCATCCGACGCTTCCGTTACAGGGCTCGCTCGACGGGCGCGGCGACGGGGCAGGGCTCACGTTCGTAACCGACGCGGCGGCCGGTATATATGTCATCGGCCAGGACGAGATCACGCTCGAGGGAACCGGCGTCCTTGAGGCAAAATCTACGAACCATTTCCCCGAGACGGAGCCCGCACTCACGCGCGGCCCGATCCAGTGCCAGGGCTTGATGATGTGCACCGGCTACAAGTGGGCCGCGATCTTTGTCCTCTATCGAGGGTGCGAGTTGCGGATCTTCCTCTACGCGCCGGATCCCGTTTGGACCGCGAAGATCGAGGCCGACGTTCTCGAGTTCGAGACGCGCCTGGACACGTTCCGACGCGACGGCGTTGTGGACTGGTATCCGGCATTCAGTACCAACGACGCGGCGACGATGTACGAGCGCAGCGAACCGGAGCAAGTCATCGACCTTAACGAGGACATAAGCGACAAGGTGCTCGAGCTTATCGACGCGCGGCGGGCACAGAAAACGGTCAAAACGCTGATCGACAAGCTGCAAGGCGAGATCATGGACGAGATGGGCAATCACGAAAACGCCGTCGTGTACGAAGACGGCCGCGCCGTGGCCTCGGTGAAATGGGGCATGACCAGCGGGCGCAAGTACAAGGCAACCGAGGAGCGGTACACGCCACCGAAACGGTCCAAGACACTATCGATCACGGAGTTCGACGAATGAAAATCACACGATCACAGGCGCGCTACGTCCAGGGGATTCGCGACTTCTTCGCGGAGCGCGGCTACAGCCCGACGCAAACGGAGCTCGGAGAATACCTCGGCGTGCACCGGAACGCGGTCTATAACGCGGTCAAGGCGCTGCGGGAGAATGGCGTCCTGCCAGACAAGCGCGGCTCGCACGCGATCAGCTTGCCGGATCTCGATGCTGAACCAAATGCACCAGGCGCGTCTCCGGATTGACGTAGCACAGGCGCACGCCCAGGCGCCGTTGGTGTGGTGTCAGAACCCGATGGATCCGAGTGCCGTCTGTCTCGCGACGCGCTTCCGCTTTAACGTCCAGGAACAAGACCTCGACTGGGTTGGTCTTGATACAGATCAGATCGACGGGCCCAACCCCGAACCACGGATGCAGGACAAAGTACCCGGCGCGAAAGAAATGTTCCGTGGCAATCGCCTCGCAAACGGCGCCGAGCCGCCGCTTCGCGTTTATGTTTCCGCGCCAGGCCTGGGGTGGGGTCACCTTTTGATATTCTTCGCGATCTTTTCACCGCTGCGGCCGACCACATAACCCCCGACGCCGATCATCAGCAAGTTCCACAATTCCTCCGGGAGCGGGATCGACAGCGGCACCTGGTCGCCCGCGAACATGCGCACCGCGAGCTCGACCAGCGGCGCCGCGAGATAGTTCCAGCCGACGATTGCCGTGATCGTGAGCATAAGGATCGGGCGCCAGGTCGCCGTGATCTTGTGCTCGCTCTCGGCCTCGGCCTTGATGACGCTCGCGGCCGCTTGTTCAATGGCCGCGCTGTTTTGCATCATCGCGTTGTTGAGCTCGCGTTCGACCTCCATGCGTTTGTTCGCGTCCTCGGGGAGGATGCGGTCGAGCACATTGCTGACGATAGGACCAAGGACGGGGAGCAGGGCGCCGATCATATCAGTAAGACCAGCAATGCGGGCGCGGATACTTCCCAGGATCCTCCGCTGTCAATGTGTCTAGGTGGATGAATCGAGAACTCCATGGCCCCTTTTGCTGTATGCCCGCCCCTGTGATCAATGGCTCGGCCAGGGCAATTTTCATGAGGTACAGCGCGTCGGATCCTGAGATCTGTATATCTACGGCCTTGCCCGTGGTGTGAGGTCCGCGCAATCCGGTGCTGCTCACGTTGGCGTTATGTTCCGGGCACCGATAGCCCGAGCTCACGGTCAGGCTGCGGCCGTAGGCCGTGCGGATCTTTTGTAACGTCGCCACGAAATTATAATCAACGTCTGCCGCGCCGCAGCCGCACTGACACTTAAACTCGTCGCGCGTAAAGTTCTCAAAGATCCAGGTCATTTACTCATCCTTAATTATCGGTACGTGCCGTCCGTTGTGCATGGAGCGAAGTGCATCCACATCGCGACGCAAGTGCTCGATCTCTACGTCCATACGCTCGAGCGATCTGTGAAGTGTTTCGCGCTTCGATGGCTCGAGCATGTTGCTGATAACGTGCGTGCGCTGGGCCTGGGTCTCTATGGCGGTGTGCTGTTTATCGACCGTCGAGTCGAGTTTGCGCAGCCGCTTCTCGATGTCGGCCAGTTGCTCGATCACACCGCTCAGCTTGGTCTTAACGATAACGAACGCGGCAACAATTGACGCGAAGGTTCCGCCGACGCTGATCAGCAACCGGATATCGCCGAGCTCCATTACACGCCGTCGAGCTTTCGGCCCGCGACCAGGACGCACGCCAGGTCTCGATGCCGGATCACGACAATAAAGTCGCGGTTTTTGCGGTAGAACAGGACGCTCGCGGTGGTGCCGCTACGATTCTCGGACTCGCCCGTGACGCGCACCTCGAAACCGTCGCGGTCCAGTTGCGCTTGCAAGGTCTTCGGCGTGTAACATGGGCCGGTCGTTGTAATCGTGTCGATTGGCTGGATCTCGGCGCGAGATGCACACGCGCACAAGACCAAGATGATGGTGACGGTCAGACCTTTAGCTAGTCCAATGGGCATCTGTGTTCGCATTAATAGAGGTCAGCTCCACGACAATGCGACACCGTGAATCTCGATGTCCGTGCTGTTGTGCGTCGTGATTTTCCAGACCATCGAACTGCCTGATGTTGAGGTCAGTGTTGTCTCAGCGCACTCGTAATATTTAGTTCCTGTTTGCCCAAGCGTAGTTTTCAGAACAAGCGTCACTTCGGTGAAATTTGATCCACCGTCTCGACTGACAAATCCTTTTAGATCGGTGTTGATTGTGATCGCTTCGTTCTCGACTGTTTGAAAACCAAGAATTGTTTTGGACGGTGCGGATGTGGCCGTATAGGGGGTGGAAATGAGCGTAACGTCTTGGGGAACAGAAAATTCAATTTCGATTTCGCCGACGCCAGTGTAGCTGCCATTGCTAGTGACGATCACAAATCGCCAATAGCGGTACGCTGTGGATTTGGAAAAGGAATATTTGATTTTGGAAGATGCAATTGCACCGTTATGCGTGATTGACGAGCGACTGTCGATATCGGTAAAAGACGCACCGTCGTTACTGCCCTGCAATTTATAATCGAAAACCGTGCCATAGCCGCTTGATATTCCAGCGTTCCACATACCCACTGTATACGAAATTGCGCTTCGCGTTACGCCGCTGCCGAGATCGATTTGATAGTAATCGTTTGACGGACCTCCAGCGTGGTACGAAGTAGTCCCGTCGTCATTGTCGTAGGAATTAGCCTGATTCGTAAAAGATGGGCTTGTCGTGATCGTGGCGCCAGCAACATCAAACATATCGCCGGTTGATACACCGCTGTAAAATCCACCGGAACCCGACGTAAATGTTTCGTTTGCAGACGAAGATGTGTCCACGTCTGTCTCATCAGTTAACGGATCGACGATCCCATTGAGCAACGTGATGCGGTCAGCCGCTGATCCGAGCGCGATGTTGCGGAGGTCGCCAGACAAATCGGTTGGCAGGTTGGTGAGGTTCGCCGCGCTGCCGTTTGGCGAGAGGACATCGGTTCCGATAACGAGACCAAGGTCTGATCGTGTCGTGGCGAGGTCTGACGGGTTTAAACGTATGGTCATAGCGTTGCCCTCAGTGCAGCGATTTGCGCGTCAAGCGCGTTCATCCATGCCGGATCAGCCGCCATCTCGCGGATGCGTCTTGGCGTTGCTGTCGATTCCAACGCTTCGATCTGATTGATGATTGCAAGACGAGTTTCGTATTCGTTCGCCCAACTGCGAAGGGTATCGTCGTCTGGTATGCCGCCGGAAAAATCGACAACGACATTGTCTCTGACAGACCATACTGTCGTCGGATGCTTCCAAGTTAAAACAGCACTATAATTGGTCATGCTTCCAACTCCCAAACTTGTATGTTGACGCCGCCGGTGTCGGCCCAGCGCGTGCCCCCGTGATGCTGACTACCGAGATAGACAGTGCCGGTGTTGCCCGCACTCCCGAACCTCAATTTGTACGTGATCTCGCTCGTCGATCCGGCGGTGTCGAGGTGTTGCAGTGTCATCATCACAGGTCCGTTTCCGTGGGTCTCCTCAAACACCGTGCGCACAGCGGTCGAGCCGGAATCCTTAAACAGCGCCAAGACAGGAACGACAACCCCACTCGTCGCGGCCTGAGCGATGACCTGAATCAGGATTTTGTTCGATGCCGAGGCGGCAGTGTGTGTGAATGTCGTATACTCTGCACCCTCGCCGCTGCCCGGCGCGGTGTCGTCGTCCGGAAACGTGGCTGTCGTTGATGCGTCTGTTGCAACGTGCGTGTTGGAAAACGCCACGACCTTGCCGCCACCCGCCGCTTGCCAGCTTCCATCGCCTCGCAAAAATGTCGACGAGCTTGCCGTTCCGCTTCCGAGCCTCGCCGTTGCAACAGTGCCGCTGCCTAAATTTGTAGCGTTGAGCGCGGTCAGATTTGCGCCAGAGCCGTTTGGAGCGAGAACGTGCGTGCCAATTGTGCCGGTGGCTGCATCTCCCAGCCCCAGCCCCGTGCGGGTCGCGCCGAGGTCGTCAGGATTTATTGTCCAAGTTCCCATGATCTATGTTCCTATAACGTGCCAAGTTGCGCCGGTCGATACGGTTACAGATGACGATGCTTGTATTGTTATCGGTCCTCCAGAGAACCCGTTTTTACCCGTTGGAATTGTGACAGTACCCGTGATCGTATTAGCATTCATTCGGATAAATTCGTCTGTGCCGGTGCCTTCGACACCTGGTCCTCCACCGTCCGCAGCCGCAGCACTGGCCGCCGCCGCCGTAGCCGACGCGGATGCCTCGGACGCTTTTGTCGTCGCCGTGCTGGCGCTCGAGCTCGCGGAGCTCTGGCTCGATGCCGCCGCCGTGGCCGACGCGGCCGCAGCCGTGGCCGACGCCGCCGCACCGGACACATCGGTCGTCGCGACGGTGACCTCGGGGTTGCCGGTGCTCGAGTTGAAACTAAGGAACTTGCCCAGCCGGTCCGCCTTGAGCGGTAGCGTCATGTCGATGCTGGTCGGATCCGTGACAGGCGCCTTGATCGCGCGGCCCGCATCCTCCGACACTTGCTGTACAAAGATCGTCTGGCTATCGAGCTCGGTGTTTAACGACGACGCTAGAAGATCGCCCGCCGTCACGAAGTCCGTGGTGCGTTGGATCGAGCGCGCGCCGGTGATCGTGATCGTGTTGCTTCCGGTCGCCGCCGCGCCGAGCGTCACCGAGCCGGTGCCCGTCGATGCCGACAGAGATACCGTGTATTGCGTGGACCCGGAGCCCTCGACGAGCTTGGTGCTGTCCTTGTAGACCGCGATGTCTGTGGTCGCGAGAACCGGAAACGTGAACGCATAGGGCCCGGTGCCAGCGGATCCGGAATACACGACGCGGCGGTCTACCGCAGTGATGCTATAATCAGCCATTTATCGAACCTCTCGTTTGCGTAATGTACACCGAACCAGTTGGAAAAGTCATTGGCCAAACGCCTTGCCGAAGTCCGGCGCCCGGTCCGGCAACAAACTGCCCGGCGCGTACCAGTGCTCTTGGTTGAACTCACGGAGCCGCTTGCGCTCAAACCGCCGGAACGACGCATCCGCTTCCGGGTCGGCCATGCGTTTCAGGTTGTCCCAGGCCAGGCGCTCGAGAGCGAGGCGCGCGAACCAGGTGCTTGTTCCCGGCGTGTAACGCTGCGCGAATCCGACGAGCTCTTTCCCGAAATTCGTTTCCTCGCCCGCAGCTAAATTGAACGCGTTGCCGACACTTAGGTTGAGCGCGTCATTTAGGATGCCGACTTGCGGCCCGACGACTGTTGATTGCAACCCGCGACCGTATTCGTTCCGCTGGCTGAACAGAAAGTCGCCCAGGATGCTTAACCCGCCGCCGGTCATGATTGCCTTTCCCCAGAATTTTGGGTCCGTCATGTCCATCGGGTCGCGGCCTTTGAGCATCTCGCGACCTTGTAGACCGAGCGCGCCCGCCACGGCCATCGTCACCATGAAGTCGAGGCCGTACTGGACCTTATTTCCCCACCCCTCGAGCGTCATATACCGCTGAATGTTGTTCTGCATGATCGTAGTCGGGAAACTTTTGAACTGGGCAAAACCCTCGATGAACTCGCCGCCGATTGTGCCCTTACGGGAGCTCCCGCGCAGGAACGCCCTCGACCGGATCGTCGCTTGCGGCACGGCTAACGTCGTTTCTTGCTCGATCATCGTCAGGATCTGCGTCGCGATCTCGCGGCCCAAGCCAGGTTTAAGATCCGTGCGGTCCTCGATTTTGGACGGGCGCACGAACTTGTTACCTTTGTAGTCCTCGAGGTCCGTGTTCCGAATTATGTCCCAACGGTCGGATCCGATGTTGTACTTCTCGAGCGTGTTGCGTGTCGTGGTCGGGAGATCGTCGAACTTCTTGCCCGCCTGGTCGCCGAGCCATCCGAGGAACTCGATGCCGAACGTCTGCCGCGCCGCTTGTGTCCAGTGACTTAGCCCGACACCGCGCAGTACCTTATCGCTGATCTGCTGCGTGATTTCTGGGCCACTCACCTCGCCAAAGAATCGCGCTTGCGACGACGCAATGCTCATCCAGTTGTCGGCGCCGAGGGATAGCTTAACCGCGAACTGTGCCTTTTCTTGTGCGGAGAGCGGCGCAATGAACTGCGAAAACGCGCGGCGTATTATTCGGTTCGTCGGTATGCCGGCCATCTGCGCCGCGATCCGGCTCGTGTTCAAATCTCCAGGGATCGCGATAATCGGAACACCGCCGAGTAGCGAGGCTTGCAGCGTGTTGCGGAGACCGGCGCCGGTGTTTGCGAGCCAGACGTTCTGGGGGATGTTTCCCTCGCCCGTAAAAATTCCGAGCATTGAATCGAAACTACCCACATCGTCCTGGAGACTGTCCACCGCCTTGCGTCCGTCCGCGTTGGCGATCCGCTGCGCTTCGATCTTGAGCGCGTCGATGGTGTGGTTTGGATTCGGCCCAAATGTTTCGAGTAGCGCGATATCCTTCGACATCGAATCGATGTGAGACACCATCGTGTTGAAAACGTCCGGATCGCCGAAACGCTCCTGATACTTCATCCAGGCGTCTGCGTCCTTGAATACAAGGAATCGATGATCCATGCGCCGGTTCGCGAGCGAGGCCGGGCTCCCCGTTTGCCCTGGCTTGATCTTGTTGAGCCCGTCCTCGGATATAGTTTTGAATACGTCGCCGAGTGCGATCTCGAGCTCTTCCTTACTGAAGGCGCGGCCGGTTCGTTCGTTGACCATTTTCTCAAGGTCGAGTTGATTGTCCAGGGACCGGATCCACTCGGTCGCACCCGCCTCACGGACCAGCGTGCTGTTATGCGTTTGTGGCAAGTTCCAGTTCTTGCGGCTCGGTATCGCCATGCCCGCCGCGTTCGCGCGTAGCCGCAAATATTCAGCGGTCTCTTTCCATTGTTGCGCGATCAGCTTCGCCGACTTGAGCCCGGTGTCCTGGCCGAATACCTCTTTCAGCAGATCGAGTTCCTCGGATCGTCCGGCCCGGCCGGTCATCGTCTGCCGGTTTGCGCGCAGCCCGTCCGAGAACCGTGACATTGCGAGCGTGCGCGTAGCATTGTATGTCGAGTGTAAATTCAAATCGCCTTTCTTCAATGATTCATCGATTACGATCATCGATTGAAGCGCCAGGCCTGGGCGCTGCCGGTCGCCGCCCACTAATCCGGTTACATCTTTGAGGCGGGCGTTAAGTTCCTTGAACTTCTTGACCTTGAGAAGCGTGTTTTGTTTCCGCCGCGCCGCTTCGTATTTCAACTGATCGAATGTTTCGCGCCCGGCGGCGGCGGCCGCGCCGTCAGCGCCGAGCTCCTCGATCATGTTGGCGCGGCTCTGTTCAAACAGATCGCGCGCATAACGCGCCTGGTCGTCGGTGATCGCGCCCTCGCGCTGGCCGTTAATAATGCACTCATCGAAGCTCATCAGGTGCAATCCTTCAATCGGTTGAGCATGCTCGTGTCTTGCTCGATATCGCGGAACAAGTCCTCGACGCTCCGCATCTCGACGACCTCGTTAAGGTTAGCGTCCTCGCGCACGGTCGGAATCATCATGTCGAGCAGATCCTCGGCGCCATCAATTTCCGCCGCCTCAACCGCTTCGCGTTCGAGCATGCTCGCCTGGTCTTCGTAGCCTTTGCCGCCAGGCTCGGAGAAGTCGTCTAGCCGCTCAACATGGCTCGCCGCGATTGAATCAATTTGCGGTGCAGCATCGACATCGACGATCTCTCCGCGTTCTGGAATGCTGTCGAGATCGCCGCGTTCAATTGCTCCTCGGACATCGCTGGCGAAGTCTCGGGCGGCGGGAGCGGCGCGGCCTGTTTCTTTGAAGGCTTTCGCTGCGGAGTTGAGCGCGTCGGAGAGGGGGCCTTTCCTGTTCGCTTGGATTTGTAGGATTTGGATCGCTTCGCCATCGGTTTGTGCCTTTGCTGCGTTTTGTGTTGTTTCGAGTTTGTTGCCACCCGCCTCGATGCGCTGTTGATTCTCGACCAGCGAATTAAACACCGCGCGATCTTTGCGCAGCATCTTGATCGTCTCATCCAGAACTTTCGCGCGTTCCTTGAACAAGCTCTCGACCAGCATTTCCTCGCCGAAAAGCGTATCCTGGGTGGCGACCGTGAACTCCGTATCCATGGCCTGGCGCACAATCGCCTCGGCTTGCGTCAGGTTGCTCGGCTCGGTGTCTTTTAAGACGCGGAGGATCGCCTCCTGTTTGCTTGGATCTTTTACCAGGCGCCCGACGATTGCCGCGTAATTTGCCGGGACAATTTCATTGACCACCAGGCCGAACGCTTCGTCTGACAAGCGGACCAAATCATTGGCGGTGCGTACTAA